AATCCCATAGCAGTGTGACGATTCAGTAAAGAAAGATTTGCAGGTTGACCCAACCATAAATTTCTTGGTTTTGAGTTGATAGTAGGAGATCCAAAACGTATGAATCCTACAATCTTCTGTGTTCTCTTTTCATATACCATCCAACGTAATTCTCTACCAGGTATATTACTTTCATTATTGTGTGATGAAACTGCTGCTAGTAAATTCTTATAGTGATCTTGAGGTAATGAATTTGGAAAACGATCTCCTATAAATCGAATCTCAAACTCCATCTCCTCTGGTGATATATCTTCATTAAAGAACTCATCCTCATGAGACATCAGAGGATTTGTTTTAGGAACAAGTTCCCTTTTAACAAAACGAAGATAATCTTCTATAGAAGTAAAGTTGCCAAAGTAATTAATAAATTCATCAGCAGCCCATGTAGCATCTGCTTCACTAATAATCATTTTATAATGGTCATACCATAGTCATCAGGTGTAGGAACAGGCATATAATATCCACCCCTGTCAGGTATCACAGGAGTACCAGTTCTAGGTCTTATTGGTTGAGTCATAATATCAATAGTTTCATCAAACCATCTATCTAAGGATCTTGCCATTTGTCTGTATCCAGATCCAACATAAAATTGACCTGATACTACCATCACTGTAGCAGCACCCCAAAACCAATAATAAAATCTTGATTTCATTTGTGCTCTAATCTTTTCACGTTTTCTCATAAATTTGTTAGTCATCATGATCCTCCCATGGATCTAATAGATCTTTGTTAGCAAAGAATCCTTTATATACACCATACCCTGCTAAGAGCATAGTAATTACTGCTATTGATATACCAAAGGTGTAATCTGGATTAAAAGTAAAGTGTGGTATGAGAGTCTCATTACACTTTGCAATTTTATCTGGATCACTCCAAGTGCCAGATAAAGTGTATATTGGTGGGCAAGCAGAAAAAATCATTTAAAATTCTCCATAAGAATAAGAACAACCATAACTCCAGAACCTAGGCCTGATAATAGCAGAAAAATGCCAATAAGTCCAAATATGTTCATTTGAATTGACATTCCACCATGATTTCAGTTAGTGCTGCTAATAGATTTATCTCCTGATCGGCTACAAATGCTATTTGATATTGGTATTTCGCAATAATTAAAACAGCAGCAGGTATGCTATTAGGAATTAGTGTTTCATATAGACTATCATATAATCTACGAAGTAACACTGAACTATCATTATCTAAATTATCAACCACCCATTTACGAACCTCTGGAAAGTTTTTGTCTTTGAGGTTTCTAATCAAATCATTTACAGAAACATCAGAGAATGTTGCAAGAATACCAGAGTCAATCTTACCACCTACAGAATATCTTTGACACTCATTGAGAACTCTTCTCCAATCAGGAAAGTGTTTGTTGATGATCTCTGCTAGAACTGGAGGATCATATGATATTCTTTCTGTATCTAATATTTGTTGTAATCTTTTAAAAAATAATCCTGCTATCTTTACTTTTTCTTTACCCTTAATAGAAAACTCAACAACACTGCAGCGTGAATGTAGCGGTTCAATAATTTTATTCTTGTAGTTGCAAGTGAAGATAAATCTACAGTTTCCAGAGAACTCCTCAATACTCGCTCTGAGAAGGAGCTGTACGTCGGAAGTGGTATTGTCTGCTTCGTCAATGATAATGACTTTATGTTTCGACTCGCTTGTAAGAGAGACGGTAGATGCGAAGTTCTTCGCGTTGTTCCGAACAGTGTCAAGAAAACGACCTTCATCCGACCCATTAATGACATAGAAATCTGCTCCTAATTGTTCACATAATGCTTTTGCTACTGTGGTCTTACCAATCCCCGGTGGGCCTGATAATAACATATTTGGTATCTCACCTGCTGTTACAAAATCTTGAAATGTTTTCTTGATACTGTCAGGTAAAATACACTCATCAATAAGTTTGGGTCTATATTTTTCGACCCAAATAAAATCACTCATAATAAAATTGCTACTTTACTAATTGCTATGCTCATCAAAAAAGCTAGCATAATTGCAACATCCCATTGTTTATTGTGAATATAAAATGGAATACAAATAACATCAGCGATAACATGAATTATCGCTCCATAAAATGTTGATACATGTAGTATAACAAAATACGCACAAATAATCAACACCGAACCTGTGATTCTTCCTGCGACTAATAAATTCATTTAAAACCTTTTTTTAATTGTGGTTTGTCAATAACGTGTACAACGGCATCAAATGTTGGTAATCTACAATTATTCCACCACCACTCTTGAACCTCATCCCAAGATTTTACCACAAAAGAATGATCTTTGTGAACTATCTTGTAGTGATGACGATCATATGGTTCATTGCTTGTTTGTCCAAAATAAAGAGGATCGTCTTTTCCTATTAACTTAGTCATCGTGATCATCCCATGGATCTGTTAAATTTTTATTTGCAAAAAATCCTTTATATACTCCGTATCCAGCCAGTAATACTGTAATCACTGCAATCGAGATCATAAATGTAAAATCAGGATTGAATGTGAAATGTGGTATGAGTGTGTCATTACACTTAGCAATCTTTTCTGGATCATTCCAAGTTCCCGGTAAAGTATACACAGGTGGACATGCTAAAAAAATCATTCTTGTGATCTCCATATTTTTCTCATTGTAACATACTTTTCATCGTATGCTGCTTTATCTCTCATTTGTTTGAAAACGCTTGCAGAACGGGACTTTTCACAGTGTAGTGCGGTTGGCGACTGCGGTGATACGGAACCATCTCTAGCGTACTTCTTCCCACTAGGATGATTTGCATACCTACGGGCGCGAGTAAATCCCATTTCAAGAAACTTCCTTGCCATATCCATTCCAATGAAATCTTGTTGCTCCTTATAGTCACAAAACATGGAGTAGATCTTATCAGCAGATTTGCGAGCAATATCTTCATTTACAAATCTCCAATGAGAGCATATATCGTTAGTATAAGGGCGAACCAGTAACACTCCTTGTTCTCCCCTTCCAATGCGATAAAGTTTGCGGTTTTCTTCAATTGTAAAATCAATGTTTTTGTAATCGAGTCCATAATCAAATTCTTTCATAACCAGTTAGATCTATCACATCCCCATTTTTTAACTTCCATTGAGTGAAAACGGGTCTGCATATATTGTATCACAGATTTATAATCTGTGTTTGGTTTGCAAGAGAATAAATCACATCTAGCAATACCATCTTCTGGCCAAGTGTGTATGCTTATGTGACTCTCTGCAAGTAGTGCGTAACCAGTGACACCATAAGGTTCAAACTTATGAGTATCAACCTTTAGCATTTCTAGTTTAGCAATCTTTACTGCTTCTATCAATGTCTCCTTAACATATTCCTCATCATCTAATGGAGAAGTAATTAGACATTGTTTTAAATCAAATAATACGTGTTTCATAACTTATATCCAATCTGGTTTTTTGGATGGGTCACGAAGATAATTAGATGCAGCCCAAGGTTTGGACGATATATAACGCTTGTAAGCAGTAAGAGTGTCAATGCTTGTGTCAAATTTAAATACATCTGGACCTGCGAATGCGAATGGTGTTGCTTCTTTGTGGCATAGTAATGTCCTCCCTGTTCTATTTTCAAATACTTGTTCTGCTGCATTCATTGCAGTTTGACAAGAATGTATTTTTCCATATCTATGAGTATACTCTTGAAGTAATCCAAAACCATGTTGAATTAACCAAGCAGTATTCGCAATACTCTGTGCTGCCCACACAGTGCAAGGATGTCCACGGAAAGCACCTTTCTGGGTACTGTAAGGTGTTCCATCTTTTTTGGGGAGTAAATCATCACCCCAATTAAAATACCACTTGGAATAGACTACCGCCAGCATCTGGCAAGTCTCAAGTGGCATCTTAACTATATGTTTATCAGGTAAAACCTGTGCTGACAAATTAGGGTCAGGGTCGGTCACAAAAATGTTCATAATAAAAATATCTTACTTTTATTATAACATAATTTTATGTTTTCGCAATATCTTTTTCAAAATAATCTGCACAAGAACAAACTAAATTACGATCTCCATAAACATTATCAATTCTACTTACTGCAGGCCAGAATTTTTTCTTTGGTTGATTTGGAAAACATGCTTCTTCTCTTGTGTATGCGTGTTCCCATTGACCACAAACTTCTGCTTCAGTGTGTGGAGAGTTTTTAACTATATCTGGAACAGTAAATATTTCTATTCTTATTTTTTCCATTGCTTTTACAAATCTTTCCAACTCATCTAATGATTCACTTTCAGTTGGTTCAACCATCATAGTGTTTGTAACTGGCCAAGATAATGTAGGAGCATGAAAACCATAATCCATCAATCTCTTTGCAACATCTTCTGCTGATACAGGTAAATTACGACAATCGAATATACATTCATGTGCAACTCTACCATTTTTTGCTCTATATAAAACTTTAAAAGCAGAATCAATTTTATGTGCTAACCAGTTTGCAGATAATAAAGATACTTCACTTGCTTTTCTTAATCCGTCACCACCCATCATACGAATGTACATCCAACTAATTGGTAATATAGATGCACTACCTTGTGGTGCTGCTGATACTCTTTGATTCATAAAGGGAACAAGATGTTGTGCGACACCAATTGGTCCTACACCAGGACCTCCACCACCATGAGGAATGCAAAATGTTTTATGTAAATTCATATGACACACATCTGCACCATAATCACCAGGTTTACACAATCCAACTTGTGCATTTAGATTTGCACCATCAAGATAAACCTGACCACCATTTTCATGTATGATTTTACAAATTTCTTTTATCTTTGTTTCAAAAACTCCATGAGTAGATGGATATGTAATCATAAGAGTAGAGAGTTCAAAGGTATTCATGATTGCTTTGGTTGCTAAATCTTTAAGATCAATATTACCTTCATCATCACATTTTACTGGAATTATTTTCATACCTGCCATTACTGCTGAAGCAGGATTTGTTCCATGTGCACTCGTAGGAATTAAACAAACATTTCGATTATTATCACCACGACTCTTATGATATTCTTGGATTGCGAGAAGACCTGCATACTCTCCCTGTGATCCAGCATTTGGTTGTAATGATACATCAGCAAATCCTGTAATATCGCATAACCATTCTTTTAAATCATCAGCAATTCTTTGATAACCATATGTTTGATTTTTAGGAGCAAATGGATGTATATTTGCAAACTCAGGCCAAGAAACTGGCATCAATTCTGCTGCTGCATTTAACTTCATTGTACAACTACCAAGTGGCATCATACCATTAACTAGTGAAAAATCTTTTGATACTAACTCATAGATATATCTCATCATATTTGTTTCACTTTGATACTTATGAAATACTTCTTGAGTCAACCACTCACCACTTCTTCTTGGTATGTATTTCCACACATAAGTTTTACAACCTTTATAAACATGACCTATAGTATCTGTATGAGAATCAAAAGTAACTTGTGTTTTAATAATTTGATGAAGTTCAGATAGTGTTGTTAGTTCATCTATAGATATAATTATCCACCCATCTTCATATCTAACATTAAAATCTTCATCTATCCATTTGTGTGTATAATCATCTGCCTCTACACGAATAGTATCAAATCCTTCACAATCATCAACATTTTTCCCACACCATTTTAATGCTGTTTTTAACGTCTCTCTATATCTTAATATTCTATTTGCTATTTTTTTCAGACCTTCCGCACCGTGGTAAGCAGCGTAAAAACCTGCCATATTTGCGAGGAGTGCTTGAGCAGTGCATATATTGGACGTTGCTTTGTCTCGTCTTATGTGTTGTTCCCTTGTCTGTAATGCTAATCGTAATGCTTTATTACCTTGACTATCTACCGACTGCCCTACAATACGGCCAGGAATTTTACGTTTATATTTCTCAGTGGTTGCAAAGAATGCTGCATGAGGTCCTCCAAAACCCATAGGGATTCCAAACCTTTGCATACTTCCAACTGCAATATCAAATCCCCATTCACCTACAGGTTTCATTAATACCTGACACATTGGATCTACGATTGCAATCTTCATACACTTGTAAACTTCTGCACATCTTAACAACCCATCACAATGACGTAACTTACCATGACGATTTGGAAGTTGAACTAATAATCCAAATGCATCAGTAAAGAATGCCATTGGTATCGAACCATCTAAATCAAGTTTAATTATATTAATTCCTAATGGTTTTGCCCTTGTTTCGATTACTTTTAATGTTTGTGGAAATATTTTATCATCAACCACAAAATCTGTTTTCTTACTTTGATTAAAAGCAAGTATCATTGCTTCTGCAGCTGCAGTTGCTTCATCTAGCAAAGATGCATTTGCAACTGGTAATCCAGTAAGTTCCGTAATCAGTGTCTGATAATTAAATAATGCTTCCAATCTACCTTGAGATATCTCTGCCTGATATGGTGTATAAGATGTGTACCACGCAGGATTTTCAAATACATTTCTCTGTATTACTGGTGGTGTGATCGTGCCATAATACCCTTGACCTATCAGACTTCTTTTAAGATCATTTTTTTCTGCGATCTCTTTTAATTCTGCAAGTGCTTCTTGTTCACTACAACCTTCTGGTAATTTATCATCACCACGAAGTAAAATAGAATCTGGAACTATTTGTCTTACAAGTTCATCTATGCTTGAAAGACCCAAATCAACAAGCATTTTTGATTGCTCACTTTCAGAAGGCCCTATGTGACGTTGAATAAATTCTGACATTTATGGATTTTTTATATCATATTCAATACTAATTATCTTACTACTTTTTCCAGTGCTGTCAGAACGTGTGAGTTTGTTCATTTTTCCACCCAATTCTTCTACAAGAACTTCAATCTGTTGTATGATTTGTTCTTCAAGTTCTTCTTCACTCATCTTTCATAAACTCCTTTTTTTCATAATCATATTTAGGATGTGGTTCCGCAGGAACCCAAGGATTTTTAGATGTATTTTTAATTACAATAAATTTATCTTTTGCAAAAGTACCTGCAATCTGAACTTCAATATCTTCACCATCTTTCCAGTTTATTTCACCCTTAAGATTAGTGTGAAGCATTGCTTCTTGTATTTTGTCAATGAGTTCTTGTGTTAATTTCATTTTTTCTTTTTAGGATAATATTGAAAACCTTCTGTCACTTCATCAAGTGAAGAAAGTTTAAATGTAATCATCTTATCCCAAGGAGTATGACTATCCATTAGAACTGCTGCTTTCTTACCTTGTATTCTCTGAACACACCCAACATATCCTCGATAGATTGAATTTTCATCTATCACTTTAACTGTAGAACCTGGTAAAATCATCTATTACTTGATTTGTATTGAATATTATCTTTGATTGTATTGTAATCAGAACTACTACCTGACATTGCATTGTCATCTACGTTCATTACTTCATCAAAACCACTTCTCTCAATGATCTTTGTTTTAATGTCTAATTGCTTTTTCTCTTTTTGTATACGTCTGAGAAAGGCATAGTGAATGATCTGTGTGAAGTATGCAAATGGATTGCGAGACTTCTCAGGGTCAAAGTTGTGAATATATTGAACACAATTCTCAATCCCGTCCGATATCATATCGTCACGGAACATGTAATTCACAAAGTTTGGTTTATATGATAGATGTGTAGCGATCTTCAAAAAACACTCCCCAAGATAGTTTGTAATTCTAGGTTTAGGTAAATCATTCTCTTTTGCATGAGCAACCTTCTCTCGATAGACAATCAGTGCTTGTAATAGCTCCTTGTTGTTTACATAGTGTTCAGACTTCTTTCTAGGCATAAGCTTTATCCGTCTTAACTAACATTTATTATAACATATTTTAAACACTTGACAAGTCCTTGATTTCTGTGTACAATAACTCTGTAAGGGTTCAAGGGTTGTTAGGCTCTATATTATTCTTAAAGATATTCTCAAGACTCTTGCGAGCATCCTCGACAGTTGAGACATATCCCATCTTTTGATCAGGTTTAACTTCACCACCAGAGGGTAAAAGTTTACTCATATCATCTTCTTCATTCTCTTCTTCAACGTATCGTTCATATATTTTAATTATTTTTTGATCTTTAACTTCACTCATTGTAATAATTTTGTCAGTGCGAAATACAAACATATCATCATCTGCTAACTCCATCCAAGGTTTTATCTTAACATACATTCCATTATTAATCATTTTCATAGTTACAGGAGTATGAGCGATAATAATTGGTTCTTCACCAGTTTCATCAACACAAACCGATGCGAGGATCTCTTCACCAGAAACCAATTTAATAACAGCTACGAATTCTTCTCCCATCAGTTCTTTAAAGGTATGTTTACAATATCATAATTAAAATTTTCTTGATTGTAGATTTTAATTCTCTCAATCAAATGATTAAGTGTGTAGTTCTTTCTTTTATTATAACTTATATCGTCAGCAATGTCATATAATGTTGCTTTCAGTTTACGATCACCCTTCCTTAAGACTCTTCCAATAGACTGAAGATTCCGAATTCTTGATTTAGAAGGACTAGCAAATATAACGTTGTGTAGGTTTTTAATGTTAATTCCTGTGGAGAAAGTTCCATATGATGCAACTATTATAGCATTGTTTTCACGTTCAGTGATAGCACGAACATTCTCTCTGTCTTCGGTTTCTACACCACCATGTACAAAGAAAACCTGACGATTATCAGACTTACTTTTATTTATCAATTCAAATAATGGTTGTCCGTGTGCTTCAACACGACTATACAGTATCAAAGTATTGCCTGTCAAATCTAATGCAAGATTTTTAATAAAGTTATTTCGACGATTATGACTGATAATGTACTGTATCTCATCCTCAAATGTTTCAAATTTATTCGGTGAGTGTTTCAATAGCAACACATTTATATCCAAAGTGGCAACATGTCCCTTCTTCATTAGTTCTTCAGTCTTTATAATCTTGTAAGAAGGACCAAATAAACCCTCTAAAACCCACTTATGTGTCTGTGTTCCGTCAAGAGTTCCTGTGAAACCGTAACGATATTTGGCATCAGCAAGTTTCGTCATTATAGATACTAATGATTTTGATTTAAACTGGTGAGCTTCGTCCCCAATTACCACAGAAAATCTTTCAAAATACTTTCGGGGGAGCTTATAGATTGATTGCCAAGTAGTAATTATGACCTGAGAGTCTGTCTCTCTTTCTTTTCCAGCATATATCTTGTGGCAAAATGAACCTACGTCCCAGCCATAGTCTGCAAAATCTTTATACATCTGTTCTACTAGGGAAGTCGTCGGAACGACTATCAGAGTATTTTGCTTGCGTTCAACAAAATATCGAACAATCGAATATATCATCAGAGACTTTCCCGAAGCAGTTGGGGATATCAACAACTTTCTATTATGCCTTAGAGCGTCGTATACTCCCTCTACTTGATAAGAACGGGGTTTGAACTTACAAATAGAATTCATATAATCTTTCACACCCTCTTTTGAGATAAATTCGTTTACCTCAAATGGAAGTCCGTAAAACTCGCTGTCTGTAAATGAATAATTATAACCGTGATCTTTACAAAATTGGATTACTCGATCTAATAATCCTACATATATTTCTCCTTTCTGAGTATTAAATAATCTTATCTTTCCATCCCAATACTTCTTTTGGTATGATGGCATATACTTTACGCCAGGTACTTCAAACGTGAAACTGTCTGATAATTCATAATATACATGTGGTTCTGCCTCAATCTTTAGGAAGACCTCATTTTTCTTTGAAATAACCAAATGAGACATAACATCTCCATCATTTCAGTTATTTATATTAGGTTCTTTGAGTAAAATCGATACCTTCCATATGATCATATTCATGTTGAAATACTCTAGATGCGAGTCCTTCTAACTTCATTTTATGAGTTTTTTTATCCTCATCTTCATATTTTACAACAATCTTATCTGGTCTTTTAATTTTTAAGAAAAGTTCTGGATAAGATAAACAACCCTCTTCCATTTCAACTTCTTCTGAATATGATTTAATAATACGAGGATTAAAACATACCATAACTTCGTTATTTTCTATATCTCTCACCATTGCAAATGCTCTTTCCCAAATGCCGATTTGATTTGCAGATATACCAATACCATTATGATGTATCATATTGTCAATCAACACTCTTGATAGATGATGACGATCTAAATTATAACTACATGACTGTATTCGGTGATGAAATAATTGATGTTCTGGATCAACTAATTCTTTTATAAAAGTTGCTCTTGGGGTAATCATTAGAATCCTGATTGAAATTTCTGCCATTCAATGGCATTTTTAATTTGGTATGTGCGACCTGAGACATTACGAATAATCTCTTCAAGAAATTTAAGTGTGACATCATAGTATCTTATCTTCATGTCTGCTGTACTTAACTTCTCATCTGCCTCCATATGCCTCTGTATTGCATCTTTTTCCCTAACCTTATACGGAAATGGATCTTCTACATACACCTCTGCAGGTGCTTTTCCTGTATAGTAGTTATATCTTTCTAAACGAATACGATTATATGAGTCTCTTGCCTTCTCTCTTAATAACGAAATAGTATTATATATCGTGTAGTATTTTGAATGAAGTTGAGGTATTTTTAATGATTCATTATGTAAGTTATCAGGGTCAATGTTCGCATCACGCTCCCACATCTCCTGTATTTTTTCAAGATTCATAAGCGGGTTCTACCGTCCGTATCAAATATATTATATACAGTATAACGCATAGTTGCCTCTGCTGTAAAGTAGTTTATGTCTGTTTCTGTAGCATCAAATTCTAAAGAGGTTAATGCAACTGGAAATAGGTCGTTGAATTTTACAATCGCAACATCTTGAAAATTGCTGTTCAATATATGTAAACTACCATCACTGAATACTTCTAATGGATCTCTTAATCCATCTTTATCAGTAGTTTGATCTGCAAATTGTTGAGGTGTTTCTGGAAAACCAATACCTTTTAACCAATTATGCATTGCCATATAGTTTTGCATATTTTCATCAACAAGAAATCTTATAGTTAAATCACCATAAGTTAACTTTTCACCAGGTACATCAATATCTTTTAAATAAGATGGTTGAATAGCAGTTCCAAGTGATATCTCTGGTATTCTAGCAGAATTTGAAAAAAATGCAACCTTTGGATATTTTGCCAAGGTAAATTTAAATCCAACAGGTGCGAGAAAATTGCGGTTTTGTATTTGGTTAGCAAATGGGTCAGCCATTACTCACCTCCTCCACCACCATTTCCACCACCGCCGTTTCCACCGCCGTTGCCTCCACCATTACCACCATTTCCATTTCCACCATTCCCATTACCGTTTCCATTACCATTTCCATTTTTTTTATCGTCACCACTGTCAGAACGATTATCAGGTGCTAAACGTCCACCATATCCAATACGATATCCTGTTGG